AGCTAGTTCATTCGAGTTTATCCCTGTAGGCTCTGATACTTGAATAAGATCAAGATAGAGTACGTCGAAAACCTTTACCCTATTTTTACCAAGCCTAAGCGCATCAAGATTATAGTAGGCGGAAGGGGCTCAACTAAATCAACCGGCGTAGCTGACTATGTAGCGGCTAAGGTATCAAGCGGGGATTTGTGGTGTTGTGCTCGTGAAAATCAAAACTCTATTGAAGAATCGGTACACCGTACAATATTGGATGAAATCAACCGGTTAGGGATAGAGGGCTTTGATGATACCAAGACTTCTATCACGCATGAATCAAGCGGCGGACGTACTTTCTACCGAGGTCTGGCTCGCAATATCACATCACTTAAATCTACGTTATCTGGCATTGACGGCCTTTGGATTGAAGAAGGTGAAGACATATCCGATAACACGCTCAGAGTATTAACCGCATCCGTTCGATTAAACGCCGATGATACCGAGCGGCTATTAGACGGCAAGAAGCTGGAATCTATTGAGCAGCTCGATCAATTGTTGGCTGATTCAGATATTAAAATGCCCGAGATTATTNTCACAATGAACAGGGGTCAAAGATCGGGGGCGGTAGCTAAGAAGTGGCTAGAGCGTGCCGAGTCTGAATTGAAACGATGCGGGTATTATGAAGATGNTACGNTAATGGTCGTTCAGATGAACTATACCGACATGCCACAGTCATGGTTCATTGCTTCAGGNTTAGAGCAAGAGCGNTTAGATGATCAGGATAAGCTATCCACAGCACAATACCGGCACAAGTGGTTAGGTGATTATCTCGATGAAGTAGACAACAGCATAATCAAGCCTGAATGGTTCGATGCCTGCGTAGATGCACACAAAAGGGAAAGCCTTGAAGAAATGTTCAAGCCAAGAGGCGCAAGGATTGCTGGCTTTGACCCGATGGATGACGGCAATGATGCTCACGGTTACGCACAGCGTAGAGGCTCTGTTATTGAGCGGGTGCTTCAAAAGACTAAGGGTGAGATTGATGTGGGTTGTGATTGGGCTACTGAATTGGCAATAGATAACAGCGTTGATCATTTTGCATGGGATGGTGATGGCATGGGTACAGGTTTAAAGCGCCAGGTATCAGATGCCTTTAAAGGTACTCGTGTTAAGTTTGCACCGTTCAGCGGTGCGTTATCTGGTAAAGGGCAAGATTTAGCTGATAAAGTGTATATGCCCTTAGATAAAGGCGAAGACGACAGAGAGCCAAAGACATACGCTGAGACATTCAAGAACAACAGGGCGCAGTTTTACACCTTGCTAGCTGATAGGATGTACAACACTTATAAATGCGTTGAGCGGGGTAAGTATGTTGACCCTGATGAAATGATTAGCTTTGATTCTGATGGATTTGATAACATTGACCAGGTTCGGTCTGAGCTGTGTTCTATACCGTTAAAGGACAATTCAAACGATTTGATCCAGATTATGAGCAAATCAGACATGAAAAAGCTCGGAATTTCGTCACCTAACATGGGTGATGCTATAATGATGACTATGCGACCACCAAAGCAAAAGCCTAAGTGGGGCAAACTAGACTACAACAAGGTATCTATAGCATGAGTATTAAACAAGGTAACGAAATTAAAGAACTGCGTCATCGAATAGAAATACTTGAAGGCAAGGCAAACGAGGCTAATTCAACACCACGTACAGTTGGTGGTAAACTAGAGCCAGGTGTAGAAAAGAAACCAGCAAAGAAGCCAGTCACTAAGGGTCAGTAAAATGCCAAAGATGTCAGATAGTGAATTGTTAGCGTTAGTCAACGAAGCTGAAAAGGATGCTGTTCGCTATTCGTCTGAATTTATGGCAGATAATGAAGATTCTCTGATGCGTTATAATGGTGAGCCGTATGGTGACGAACAAGAAGGGCAAAGCCAAGTTGTAACCTCTGACGTTTCCGACACTGTAGAATCAGATATGCCGAGCCTAGTTAGAGTGTTTTTAGGCTCTAAAGACATAATGACATTTGAACCTGCTACTTCAAGTGAAGCGGATAAAGTAGAAGCTGAGCAGAAAACTAAATACATAAACTGGCTTGTAAGAAATCAGCCAACATCATTCAAAGTTCTCCATGATTGGATAAAAGACGCTGAAATACAGAAGATGGGTGTTGTTAAGTTCGGTTATGAAGAAGTCGAACGCACTGAGATTGATGAATGGGACGGCATGAGCGAGGAAGAGCTAGACCTTGTTAATACCCAGTTGCATATTCAATCTAATAAGGGCATTAAGGTTGAGTACGTAGAGCAGGACGATAACGAAGACGGAACCAAGTATATAAAGGTTCGGCAAACGTTCGTAGATAAGCGGTTCTTTGTACGCGGCGTACCTACTGAGGACTTCATAATTTCAAGAAATGCAGTCGATGAAGATGATGCTGAGATAATCGGTGACACGGCTTTGGTTACTCGCGGTGAGTTAGTAGCTGCTGGTTATGATGAAAGTGTTGTTAGAATGTTACCGTCGGTAAACGATCGAGACGAAGTAAGCACTATGAAGGCTATTCGCTACCGTGACCAAGGCAGCGACAAAAACAGCGAAGACATAAGACATTGGGCTAGTCAATTAGTACAAGTATTCTATCTCTACGTAAAAGTTGATTATGACAATGATGGAATAGCCGAGCGTCGATATATCGTTAAGGCTGGGAATGTAATCTTGGAGAACGAGCAGCATTCAATGGTTCCTTACGCGATTAACAGCGCTATTCTAATGCCGCATAGCGCTATTGGTCGTGGTAGAGGTGATATAGCAAAGACACATCAGCGAGTTTCAACGGTTCTAACTAGAAACATACTAAACAACGTCTATAACGTTGCTAACGGCCGTGTAGTTGTTAATGATGATGAAACCAACATCGATGATTTATTGACTGTTAGACCTAACGGCATTGTTAGGACTGAGGGCGACCCAACTCGCGCAGTGTTTCAGCTTCAAACGCCTTACATAGGCGATCAAGCGCTTCAAGTTATTCAGTATTGGGACAGCTTAAAAGCGCAATCAACAGGCAACCAGCTAGCTAACCAGGGCTTAGACGCTGATAGATTCGGTGAGGAATCGGCTACTAGATTCCAAGGCATGGAAAAGAGCGGAGCTGCAAAGGTCGAGTTGGTTACGCGTGTAATGGCTGAGACAGGCTTCAAGAAGCTGTTTGACGGTATGGCATGGTATGTGTCCCGCTATCAAGTTGAAGACTTAGAAATAATGATTCTAGGTCAGCCTATGGTTATTGAGCCATTAAAATGGGTATCTCATAACAATATAACAAGCAACGTGGGACTGGCTGCTGGTGATGACGAAACCATGTTGCAGAATATGGGGCAATTGTTTCAGATCATGCAGCAATTGAAGGCTACAGGCTCAACTGTTACAGATGACAAGAAAGTCTACAACGTCATGGTTAAGATTCTGGGCAGCATGGGCGTTAGTAGAGTATCTGATTTCGCTAATGATCCAGAGATACACGAGCAGGTATTAATGGCTGAAAATGCACAAATGAAAGTTATGTTGCAACAGCTACAAGGCCAGCAGAATCCACTAGCTGAAGCTGAAAGGGTTAAACGCGAGGGTGATATAGCCATTGCTCAGGGCAAGTTAGCGCTTGAAGGTGCGAAGCTACAAGAAACACAGCGGCAGTTTGACGCTAAAGAATTAGCTGAGGCTAATCAAACTATTGCAGATTTAGAGTTTAAATATTCAGAACTAGAAGCGAAATTTAACACTGACATACCGGGCAAAGGCCAAGGAGCATAAATGAGTGAATTGAAGGATAGGCAGGAATTAGTACGCGGCCAACAGGCTAATGACGTACTGAACAACCCGATCTATCAGGAAGCTTTTGTGATGATTCGCGCGAGTCTAATGCAGCAATTTGAGAAGACCAAATTCAAACAAATAGATGAGCGTAACGAAATCTGGCGCAAGATGCAGACTGTTGAATGGGTAGAGAAACATCTAAAACAGGTCATGCAATCAGGCACAGTAGCAGAAGCAACCCTTGCACAACGTGGCAAGCAATTCATCAAAGGGATATAATTATGTCAGAAGATATTTTAAACAGAATCAAAGCGCTAAACTCGACAGAAGACCTCAGCAATGAGACACCAGAAGAAGAGGCTAGTGCAGTTGATGTGTCAGAAGATGACACCTTACCCGATGAAGTCGAAGACGAAGTCGAAGAGTTAGAAAGCAGCGAACCAGCTGAAGATGAAGCGAACGAAGATTTTGAGGAATCCTACTTTGACATTGACGGAGTAGAGACAAGCCTTAGCGAGATTCGAGAGTGGAAGCAAAGCGGTTTGAGGCAATCTGATTATACGAAAAAGACTACAGCAGCAGCGGAAAAAGATAAGGCAGCACAAGCCAAGATTTTGAAGCTGGATGAATCAATTAAGTCATTTAATGATAGGGTTGAAGCGTTAGATAGTCTTATTTCGGAACAGGAGGCGAGTATTGATTGGGACGAATTAGCAGACGAAGACCCTGCTGAATATCTGAAACAGCAGCGGAAACTAGACGCTAAAAAGGCCAGGTTACAAAAGGCTAAGTCCGATCAGAAAGAACAGTTTAATGCAAAGCTAGCAGAAGAGAGCGATATACTCATTGGCAAGATGCCTACTTGGTCAGATCCACAAGTAAGAGATAGTGAGTTTAAAGCAGCGCTAGATTACGCGGCAAGCATAGGGATGGATTTATCCGGTGTTTCAGATCACCGAATATATTTAGCTCTTGTTCAAGCTTCTAAATTTAATTCGATCGACAGTAACAAGGCCATAACAGCAAAGAAAGTGCGAAAAGCACCGAAGGCTATTAAGGCGATAAAAGGTAAGGCAAAGGCGAAACCAACAGAAATGATGGACGCGAAGAGTAGGTTAAATAGTTCCGGCTCTGAACGTGACGCACTAGCCGCCATTAAACTTCTACGAGCAAAATAAGGTGACATAAAATGACACAACCTACTAACACATTCGACTCTTATGATTCCGTTGGCAATCGTGAAGATTTAGCTAATATTATTTCAATGATCTCTCCGACTGATACACCGTTTCTATCAGGTATCGCTAAGATTTCAGCGACAGCAACTAACCACGAATTTCAAACAGACTCACTAGCTGCGCCTTCCTCCACTAACGCAGTAATTGAAGGGGATGACGCTACAACTGAGGCGCTGACTCCTACGGTTCGTTTGAGTAATAATACCCAGATATCTGACAAAGTGCCCCGTGTTACTGGTACTCAACGTGAAGTTGATAGTGCTGGCCGTTCTGATGAAATGGCTTATCAGATAATGAAGAAAGCCAAAGAGCTTAAGAATGATGTTGAATCTTCTTTGCTTGCATCAAATGCGAAAGTTGCCGGTTCTAGTTCAGTGGCCCGTGAGTGTGCAGGTGTACCTGCTTGGCTAGCAACTAACACTTCTCACGGTGCTACCGGTTCAGCAGCAACTGGTGACGGTACTGACGTTCCTGTTGATGGAACTCAGCGAGCTTTCACAGAAACACTCCTACAAGGAGTGCTAGCGTCCTGCTGGGATGAAGGCGGCAACCCAGACACCATTATGGTTGGCTCTTTCAACAAACAAGCGGCATCGGCATTCACTGGTAATGCAACGCGCAATATTAACAGCGGCGAAAAAAAGCTTGTTAATGCAATTGACGTGTATGTGGGTGACTTTGGCGACTTGGTTATCATCCCTAGTCGACATATGCGATCGCGTGACGAGTTAGTATTAGAAATGGATAAGTGGAAATTCGCGGTATTGCGTGACTTTCAATCTAATCCATTAGCTAAGACCGGTGATACAGACCGTGAGCAATTGTTAGTCGAGTACACTTTACAAGCTTCTAACGAAGCAGCAAGTGGAGCTGTTTTTGATTTAACAACTAGCTAAGTATAACGGGGCCTAACGGCCCCTATTCTTGCAATTCTTATTGAAAAGGTGGATACGTGAGCGAATTTCTATTTGATGTTAATGGTGATGTTTTAAGCACTCTACACCACGACTCTATGACTGATACTACGACTATCAAGAGAGAGCAGCATGTAGATCCTTACTTGGACGCTAATCGTCAAGAGAGAGAGTCGCAGGGCGAACACTCAAAAATGGGTGACGGTCTTCAAAAGATCGCATCCATCCCCCTTATTGTTATAGACCAGTGGCGCAAAGAGCTGAACGGTGAAGACCCATTACATGCATCTAATCGCGGTTGGTTAATGAAACGTTTAATGTCTCCGGAATGGTCTAAACTGCGAACTCGCAAAGGTACATTCTTATGAGTTTGGATACTTACGCAAATTTAAAAACGCAGATTATAGACTTCTCGCATCGAAACGATATATCAGAGCGAATAGATGACTTCATCGCATTAGCTGAAGAGGCAATGTACGCTAATCCCGACTTTCCATTACAACTACGACAGATGGAAACAAGATCAACGGCTACAATGACTGCTAGCAGATTTTTAGCGCTTCCTGACGGCT